CATTCTAATCTTTGGAGAGATTCTGATACCGGAGCCATCGTTAACGCCGATGACTCTGGGTATCATTCATACTTAAGAGAAAAGTCTGCAAAGAAAAATGAGAGAGAAGAGCTCGACTCAATGAAAAAAGATATTGATGATATTAAAAATATGTTGTCTAAAATTGTTGATAAGTTATGAGTAGAAATCCCCACACTGAATTTTTAAAGTATCATGGATTTGAGACTCATGATACTCAAGATATGCATCACTCAGACATTGATATGCTAAAAGCTGATGTTGCAGAAATTAAATTCACGCTCAATCAGGTATTACAGGAATTAAGGAAACTAAATACCTAATAGGATAATCCGTGATGTAAAGAATGGCAGTTTACATTGCTAACCTTCAAGTTGATTCTGGAGTTGATTTTCAACACGGTTTCAGTCTAGGAGATAACGACACAGGCACTTATTTGAACCTAACGAACTATACAGCGACTTCTCAAATGAGGAAGTGGGCTGGTAGTTCTACTGCTGTATCTTTTGCGTCTACTGTTACTGACCCTGAAGTTGGTCAAATCCAAATTTCACTGGGTTCAACACAAACAGTTGACATTAAACCAGGGCGATATGTTTATGATGTGACACTTGAAGACTCTGGCGGATTTAAATATAAGGTCGTCGAAGGAATGGTCCTAGTCAGAGCAGGAGTAACAAGGTAATGCCATCATTACGAATCGGCACATCGAATCAAGTAAAAGTTATTGCCAGCGGTGCCCTCGGCGGCGGCTCTGGCGGAAGATTGACTTTGCTTGCCGATGTTGATGCATCAAATCTACAGGACGGAAGCATTCTAGTTTACGAAGCTTCTTCTAACGCTTTTATAACAACAAAAAATTTCCCTGCTGCCATCATTGACGGAGGTGTCTTCTAATGTCCGCAACGATTCTCTTAAAAAGGACACTTGGGACTTCCCCTCCAAACATTGCTCCCGTTGGTACTGGCGTATCCTTCGGTGAACTAGTATACGCATACGATACCAGTGATGTAGGCGCTGGTAAGTCTTACAAAAAATTATATATTGGTAACCCGTCTGGTCCGTCTGCAGCTCCGATTGCAATTGGCGGTGAATATTACACCAGTCTATTCCCAGAAAATCCTGCTAGTTTCGGTACTCCAGAAGCTTCTAAGGTTGTTGTCTTAGATAATCAAGGTAGAGTTGCTTCTTGGACAGTTGTAGATGATTTCTACACCTCTGGCGTTGGTACAGTTGCTGGCAACTTTAGTGTTGGTGGAAACCTCAATGTAACAGGAGACCTCGTTTATGACGAGGCTAATGCTAGAAACTGGAATGTATCTGGTATTGCAACTGCAGCAACATTAGATGTTGGTGCTGCTGGATTCTCTACTCTTGGTGTAACTGATTTCCGTGCAGTTGCGGGTGTTGTAACCACTCTTAGTGGTACAAGTGCTGACTACTACGAAGTAAATGTAGGACATGCACTTACTGCAAATAATGTAGAAATTACTGGGGTATCATCCTTCAGTAATATTACATTCTCCAATGATATTATTAGAGTTGGTCGTGATGCTGCTGTAGGTCTTAGCAGTGCTGACTCTTCAATCTTTATTGGTGACTTTGCTGGTGCTGGTATTGGACAAACTGTCCTTAACCGTCGCAATATTGCGATTGGTGCCAGTGCAATGCAATATGCTGGTATTCTTTCCAGCAGTGACGAGTTAGAATCTAACATCGTCATGGGTAACTTTGCAGGCTATCGCTTGCAAGGTACTAAGAACCTGATGATTGGTGATAAGGTAGGTTTTGCCTTATCTTCTAGCGGCAACGATGAGAACATCGCTCTGGGTAACCAGTCGATGTATGGTGAGACTTTCCCTGTTGTTGATGGGGTAACTCTCAGCGTTAATGTTGGCGATCAAACTGCTGTTGCAGATTATGATCAGACCGAAGATGTAACAGAAACCAGTGGATCTGGTCAAGGTCTGTTAGTTAGGTTGCAGACTGGTGCTACTGGTCTGATTACTAACATCCAAATCATGGCTCCTGGCGATGGTTACGAAGTTGGTGATACATTCACCATGCCGTTTGGTTTCCAGACTCTTACAGGTAGCGTAACCAGCAAGAATGGTCGCTTCCTGAGTGGTGGTACAGGAACTAGACAGCAGCAAAGAAACATTGCTATTGGTCCTTACACTCTCTTCAGTGTAGACGGTAGTAAGAACATTGCCATTGGTTACTCTGCTGGTAACGATACTCTTGGTAGTGGCAATGTCATCATCGGTTATGAGCGAAATGTTGCTATCGGAGATAGTGATAACCAGCTCGTAATTGGTAATCAAAATATTAATTGGATCGACGGTAACCAACTTGGTTATGTCGGTATCGGCACCACACGACCCTTTGGGTTGTTGGATGTTGGTGGTGTAGTAATTGTTGATAAAGGCACTGGTAACACAGTAATCGCTGGCGTAACATCTGTTCCGCAAATCGATGCTAATGATATCGGTGTTGAGGATATTAAAGTCACTGCTGGTTTAGCAACTGATTTTGCAATTACCAACGCTAAGATTCAGTCAGGTATTATTACCGACACTGTTGGTACTGCAGCAACAATCACTAGAGTTGATTTTGTTGATGCTGATATTGAGGCAGCTAAGATTACTGCTGGTGTTGTTACCAGTATGGTCGGCACCTATGCCACGATTACAACCTTTGATACTGAGATTGCTGATCTCAGAGATATTAAAGTAACCACAGGTTTAGTCACATCTCTGGTTGGCACCTATGCCACGATCACAACCTTCGACTCTAATGAAGGTGATATCAACACCCTTAAAACTGTTGCTGGTGTTGTAACATCTATTGTTGGTTATGGTTTAACATACACTGTTGGCGATTTTGCTAATCTTGATGCACTTGATGCCAAGATTACTACAGGCATCATCACCTCACTGACAGGTACATATGTAACCTTCCAAGATGCTAACTTCCAAGACGATGTTCGTGTTGGTGGAGCTCTTACTGTTGTTGGTGATCTGACAGTCAACGGAACTACAAGTTTTGTTCAGAGTACGGTTGTTCAGATTACCGACAAGAACATTGAACTTGGATTCAGTTCTACTGGTGGACATGCTGATGCTACAGCCGATAACGGCGGTATCATCCTTAAGGGAACAACTGACAAAGAATTCATATACGATCAGGCAAGAGAGGGTTGGGAATCTAACCTCAAATTTATTCCTAGTGCCGATGACACTCTGGATCTTGGTACTACTGATAGAGAGTGGAAAGACATTTATGTTGATGGCACAGCACATCTTGATGCTGCTGACATCCTCGATGCTAAGATCACTGCTGGTATTATTACTAGTCAGGTTGGTACTTATGCAACTATCACAACGGTTGACATTGAGACTCTTGATGCCAAAGATGTAAACATCACTGGTCTTGCCGTTACTGATATTGTCGGCACTGCTGCAACAATCACAACGATTGATGCAACAGAAGGTGATATCGTTAATGCCAAGATTACTGCCGGTATCATCACAAGCTTGGTTGGCACTGCTGCCACCATTGGTGATGTTGAGGTTACTGGTGATCTCAGAGTTGGTGGAGCTACAACCTTTACTGGTAATGTAACCTTTAACGGTGGCACAATCGGTCTTGGCGACTCTACTACAGACAACATCATCTTTACTGGTGAAGTTGACTCTGACATCGTTCCTGACGATGATGACACCTTTGATCTCGGTAGTGCTACTAAAGAGTGGCGAGATATCTACATCGACGGCGTTGCTCGTGTTGATGATCTGATTGTTGATTCAACAGTTGGTACATACGCGACAATTACAACTGTTGACATCGATGTACTCGATGCAAGACAGACAAATATTACTGGTTTAGCTGTTACCGATATTGTCGGTACTGCTGCTACTATTACAACGATTGACGCCACAGAAGGCGATATTGTCAACGCTAAGATCACTGCCGGTATCGTAACCTCTCTGGTTGGCACCTACGCTACGATCACCACGGTCGATATCGAGACCCTGGATGCAAGACAGACAAATATTACTGGATTAGCAGTCACTGATATTGTTGGTACTGCCGCAACTATCACTACAGTTGACTTTGAAGTCGCAGACATTCTGAATGCTACCATTTCGGTTGGTATTGCAACCTCTGCATTTGTTCAGGCAGGTTTCATTACCTCTCTGTATGACTCCACTGGTGTTGTTGGTCTGAACACTCAGCACATGCTGAGTACCAATCCAGATGGCACGATCACCTGGCGTGAACCTGCACAGATTGGTATTGCCACAATCAATGCTAAGCTTGATACATGGTATGTTTCTACTAACGGTGTTGACGACGGTGATGCATCTCGTGGACGCACTGAAGAAAGGCCATACAGAACGATTGCATACGCTCTGTCTCAGATCTCCAACATTGGTACTAATGATATTCTTCTCATCGCTGCTGGTGTTTATGAAGAGGTCTTCCCACTAACTGTTCCAGCTGGTTTGACAGTTAAGGGTGCTGGTCTCCGTGCTACCAAGATTTGTCCTACCGTTGCTACTAAGCAGAAAGACTGCTTCTTGATGAATGACAGATCAGTCGTCGAAGATGTCACGATTGGTGATATGTTCTTTGACACTGCTGGCAATCAGGGTTATGCGTTTAAGTTTGCTCCTGGTATTGCGATTACAAGCAGATCTCCTTATGTTCAGCGCGTAACAGTATTCAACAAAGGTAGTAATACTTCTACTGCTGACCCATACGGTTATAATTCTGCAGATTCTGCACCTTCCTCATATAAAGCTGGTGGTGGTGCTTACATTGATGGTTCTGAAGCAGCTGTTGGATCACTTGAGGCAGCATTCCTGTTCAATGAAGTTACTTTCATTGTACCGAACAGTAAAGGTCTGATCATGACCAACGGTGCTCGTTCTGAGTACCTGAACTGCTTCTCATACTTCGCTGCTGAAGGTATTAAGGGCATATCTGGATCTGTTGGTTTATCTTCTGCTGGTGAAACTAGACTGAGACTGACGGGTATTACAACTGTTGGTGTTGGTAATACAATTACCGTTTTTGATACTGACGGAACAACTGGTATTGCAACTGCTATTGTTGCTGATTACGACGGAACATATCTTAATGTAACTGGCAAGCAAACTGGTTTTGAAATTCTCGGAGCTAGAACTGCTAAAGCTATTACATTTAATGATGGTGCTCAACTAGACACTACAGTCAAGAAATTTGGTACTGCATCTTTAGCACTTGACGGAACAAATGATTCTATCAGTGCTCCTTCTAGCGGCGATCTTGGTTTTGGCACCAATACAGATTTCACAATTGAATTCTGGGCGTATTCAAATACAACTGGTCTGACTAGCGCAACTCTCTTCGATTTAAGAGATAACGGCACAGATGCTGAAGGTATTAGTCTTGCGTATCGGGCAGCTGGTGAAGTTGATATGCGGGTTGGTACTACCACCGCTATTACTGGATCTGGCGCAGGCATCGCTACAGGAGTCTGGAAGCACTATGCACTTGCTAGAGACGGTACAGACACCAGATTGTTTGTTGATGGTACTCAGAGAGGCATTAAGACTTCTGACACCACCAACTATGGCGCATCTAAAGGTATCGTAATTGGTGCCGACTTCGACGGTGCAAGTCAAAATGTTACTGGTTGGATCGACGATTTCAGAATTGAAAGAGGAGTTGCCAAATATACTGCCAACTTTACTGCCCCTACTGCTGCACACACTGGTGACAAGGACACTGTTCTTTTACTTGACTTTGATGGTGCTAGTGGAGTAACTACAACCACTGATAATGTAATCCGCAATCAAGATATTCGTATCACTCAAGCGGGTGGTGGTATCGGGACTGCAACCAAGGTTATCCTTGCTGATTACAGTCAGTTTGGTGCAGACATGCGCTCCGTTGGTTGTGCTATTGAGTATGGTCAGAAGGGTGTCATTGCTGATGGCGATGGCGTATCTCTGAGACTGTTTGCTCTCAACTTCAATCATGTTGGTGCTGGTGGTGACTTCTCTAACGATCCTAACTTAGCAATTCAAGCTAATGAAGTTACCGAAATTAATAACGGTGATGTATCATTCGTCAGCATTGACCAGAGAGGAGACTTCAGAGTTGGAGATGCATTCTTCGTTGATCAAGAAAACGGTACAGTATCGTTCTCGCAACAAGTAACTAGCCTCCAAGCACTTTCTTCACTTCAGATTACTGACGGAACTAACAGCAGCACTGTTACTCCTACAAGTGGTACATTCGGTAACATCCAGATTGCTGGAAATAATATTGAATCTACATCTGGTGATATTAATATTGATCCAGCTGGTGCAGGTTCAATCAACATCACTGGTGATGTCAATGTCCTGGGTATCCTGACTGCGACAACTATCCAACTTGACTCTTTCCAGAAGAACGATACTTCTATCGCTCTGGATGACTCAGGTGCTAACGGCACTATCAGATTCAATACTGATAATGTTGAGGGCATGCGCCTTGACGCTAATCAGAAGCTGGGTATCGGCACTGCTGCACCTAGACAGAGACTTGATGTCCTCGACACTGCTAAGTTTGAGAGACTCGATGTAACTGGCGTATCTACATTTGCTGAGAGAGTTGACTTCAATCTTAGTATCGACGCAGTTGACGCTAAGATCACTGCTGGTGTTGTAACTTCACTGGTCGGTACTTACGCAACCATCACTACGGTTGACATTGAGACATTAGATGCTAAAGATGTCAACATTACTGGTCTTGCTGTAACAGATACTGTCGGTACTGCTGCAACGATTACCACAATTGATACTGAAGCTCTTGATGCATTTGATGCAAAACTTACTGGTATTGCTGTCACAAACGCAGTATTCACTGGAATTGTTTCCTTCAAGGATGATGTAAAGGCACACTTCGGTGATGATGATGATCTCTCCATCTATCATGATGGCGACAATTCATACATTGATGATTCTGGAACTGGCACCCTTGCAATCCGTTCTAATCAGGTAGAACTTCAGAAGTACACTGGCGAAACTCTTGCCAACTTTACTGCTGATGGTGCTGTTACTCTATACTATAACAACGGCATTAAGATCGAGACACTAGCAATTGGTGCTAGTATTCGTGGCGTAACTCAGACTGGAACAATCGATGTTGCTACTAATGCAAACATCCACTCCACTCTGACAGTAGATCAAGGAACAATTCTTACAGGAATTGTAACCAGCTCTGCTGGTGTTGAAGCAATCAACATCAATGTCTCTGGCATTCTCACCACTAACAACTTTAGAGTTACTGGTGTAACAACGATCTCTGATGTCACAATTGGTGCTGGTTCTTCCTCAACCAAAATAAATACCAATACTGGAGAACTTGTTCTTGATTCTGCTGCTGGTCAGGTAACTGTCCAAGATAATCTAAGCATAATCGGTTACGGTACATTCCGCGACGGTCTCTATTACAGATCAGATCAAGGTGGATTAACTGGTATTGGATATAGCGGACCTAACGGTGTTGCGTTCTTTGAAGCAGATGGAAGACTGGTTAGCGGTCTTAGCACTGTAGGATTCTTAACAACCTCCAATTACATGCTAACCACAGATGAGAATAACATTCCAATTTGGTCTAACAGTGTTGATGGAGGTACATTCTGATGGCAAAACCAACCACTAGAGACGGACTAAAAGATTACGCTTTAAGGCAACTTGGATATCCCGTCTTAGAAATAAATGTAGCTGATGAGCAAGTAGATGATGCATTAGATGATGCTCTGCAACTTTTTTATGAGCGTCACTTTGATGGCGTCGAAAGAGTTTATCTCAAATATAAGGTCTCAGAAGATGACATCAAAAGAGGCAGAGCAAGAGGTGCTGGCGAATCTCTTGGTATTACTACTTCTACTACAACATCTGGAGACTTTGAGGAAAACACAAATTATCTGAGTGTACCTGATTCGGTCCTTGGAGTTGAGAAAGTATTTTTGTTTGATTCTAGCTTTATCTCAAACAACATGTTTAGTTTTAAATATCAGTTGTTTTTAAATGATGTAGCTTTTAATTTGGGATATAGTGGTCTTCTCAGTTATGCGATGACTAAAACATATATTGAAGATATTGATTTCTTACTTTCAACAAACAAGCAGATTAGATATAACAAAAGAAATAATCGTTTGTATCTCGATGTTGATTGGGGATCAGTATCAGAAGGTACATACATAATCATTGACTGCCAAAGAATTATGGACCCAGCAAATTATGCTGGCGTATACAATGATTCTTTTTTAAAGAAGTATTTTACTCAACTGGTTAAGAAACAGTGGGGTACAAACTTAACTAAATTCCAAGGAGTTAAACTCCCTGGAGGTATTGAATTAAATGGCAGACAAATTTACGAAGATGCTGTAATGGAATTGCAGCGTATTGAAGATAGAATGTTGTCTACCTACGAACTTCCACCCCTTGATTTGATTGGGTAATGGCACTAAATCCGTTTTTTCTTCAAGGATCTCCAAACGAGCAGAGCCTTGTTCAACAACTTATTGATGAACACTTAAAAATGTTCGGATTGGATTGTTATTACATTCCAAGAAAAATGATTATCACTGATGATGTGCTCGGAGAAGTTCAGTCATCTAAATTTAATGACGCATATATTTTAGAAGCTTATCTCAATAACTATGAGGGATATGCAAAAGGTAGTGATATCATGTCCAAGTTTGGCATTAATCTTCAAAACGAAATTACTCTCACAGTTTCCAGAGAAAGATATGAAGATTTTATTGCTCCATTTGTTGTAACCCATAATGCCAAAAATGCTGGCACAGATATTATTTTTGGTGAGAGACCTAAAGAAGGAGATTTAATTTATTTCCCGTTGGGAGAAAGAATATTTGAAATTAAACATGTAGAATTTGAAAACCCATTCTATCAACTAGGCAAAAATTATATCTACGAACTTCAATGCGAACTGTTTCGCTATGAAGATGAGTATGTTGATACCGGAATATCTAGTCTTGATGAGAGAGCGATGGAAGAAGGTGAGACCAGTACTGTCGTTTTGGCAGGCATTGGTTCAACAGCCATGGCGGTTGTTGATTCCTTCGCTAGTCAAGGAGCATTAGGACAAATTTTCCTGAACGATGATGGATACGGTTATACTAGCGCACCCAGTGTCACTATCGAACCCTCTCCTGCTGGTGTTACTTCATCTAGAGCAGGTGCCTTTGCATTCACAACCGAAAGGTCCGGTTTATATTCTATTGATCAGGTAGTCCTACAAAACCCCGGATTTGCATATACAGAATCACCGGCATTTACATTTGGTGGTCCTGGTGTAGGTGCAGCTGCAACAGCATCTCTTACAAACAGCGGTATTACCTCAATCCGTATTACAGATCTTGGAACAAATTATGTAAGTCCACCGTTAATTAGTATTCAACATCCGGCAAATGTTGCTATCGGAACTACTGGTGCAACCGTTGGTAGTAAACCCGGTCAGGTACAAGCTACTGCTATCTCAATTTTAGACGGGGATAGTCTAAGTAGAATCTTCCTAACAAATGCTGGATCTGGGTACGAACAAGCTCCATTAATTACGATTGGAGATCCTCTTTCTCTTGGAGTTGGAACATATTTCTTCAACGAAAGAGTAGTCGGATCCGAGTCTGGAACTGAAGGATATGTGAGAGCATTTAATGTAACTGACCGAAAGTTAGAAATCTCAATAAATAATGGTGTGTTCTACCCTGGTGAGTTTATTACAGGAACTGCATCGTCTGCTAGATATCAAATTCTAAATCATACTGGAATTGATACTACAAGCACATTTACTTTCAATGACGAAATTGAAAGTGAAGCAGATGGTATCCTTGACTTCACTGAGCGTAATCCCTTTGGCAACTTCTGATGTTAGGCACTTATTTTTATCACGAAATTCTCCGCAAGACAGTTGTGTCTTTCGGAACATTATTTAACGACATTCACATTCAAAAAGAAGACAAAGACGGAAATACTATTAGCGATATTAAAGTTCCTTTAGGATATGGTCCTAGGTCTAAATTTCTTGCTAAGTTACAGCAACAACAAGAGTTAGCAAAAGCAACTGCTATTACTCTACCCAGAATGTCTTTTGAGATGTCAAGTCTTTCTTATGACCCGAGTAGGAAAACTTCCGTAACAAAGACATTTAAAGCTATTGATAATCAAGATCGGGTAAAGAAAGTATTTTTACCAGTTCCATATAATGTTGGGTTTGAACTGAATATTATGACAAAGTTGAATGACGATGCTTTACAAATTGTAGAGCAGATTCTTCCATTCTTCCAACCATCATTTAATATTACTGTAGACTTGATCAATTCAATTGGAGAAAAAAGAGATATCCCTATTATATTAGAAAATATTTCATTTACTGATGAGTATGAGGGGGATTTTTCTACAAGAAGAGTTCTGATTTATACACTAAACTTTAGTGCTAAGACATATCTATTCGGTCCTATTGCAGAAAGTACAGACGGACTTATCAAGAAAGTACAATTGGATTACTACTCTGATACTGATACACAAACTGCCAAGCGCGAGGTAAGGTATACTGTCACTCCTGATCCAATTGATGCGGATGCAGATGATGATTTTGGATTCAATGAGACTACTACTTTCTTTGATGATGGTAAAGTATACAGTCCTACTAGACAAGAGGATGTATGAATAATTTTAGCGAGATAGATGCATCATTAAATACAACTAGTGAAACTATTGATGTAACTCCTAGTAAAAAGGAGAAACCAGATCGTTTAACAAAAAGCGATACTGATAAAGATTATGACTACACCAGAGCAAACTTATACTCTTTGATAGAAAAGGGTCAAGAAGCATTGAATGGTATTATGGAGCTTGCTGAAGAAACTCAGTCTCCTAGGGCATATGAGGTTGCAGGGCAATTACTCAAAAATGTGGCAGATAATACTGACAAATTAATGAAGCTTCAGAAAGATATTAAGGAAGTAAAAGAAGAAGTAAAGGGTACAACCAATGTCACAAACAATGCTATGTTTGTAGGTAGTACTGCGGAACTACAAAAAATGCTAAAAGAAATGAATAAAAGCAAGTGAGAGGATTAGATCCTGACGAGTGGTATTGCAGTGTCAATATTGGTATTGATGAAGTTCGTATGATGTATAATCATTTAGATTACTCTATAAAGATGTGGCCAGGATCTCCTGCCAGACCGATAGAGGAGCAAGAATTTCTTTGGGAAATGAAAGAAAAATATTTTGCTATGCTAATGGAATATAACTTTTCTGAAAATAAATAAAAGAGCCTAACTCTTTACTTATGGAAACCCCAAAGAAAGAGGAAGCCAAAAAGGACAATAAATTTGAGTGGGCGGATGAGGGTGTATCAACTCTCGTCCGAGTTATTATTCTTGGATGGTCAGCAGCAATTCTGACTCTTAATTATGTAACTGTTCCTGGTATTCCTCAGAAAAACATCGATCCGACTTTTATCGCCAGCGTCTTCACGGGAACGCTTGCGACTTTTGGTGTCATGCCTTCTAAGAAGAAGGAAGAATCAAAACAAGCACCTACATTGGATAAGACAGAGGATAAACCTAAATAATAGAATCATGGTTCTATAGTTTTAGGCATGTCACTGTCATATTCCGATATTTCTAACTTTCTAACAGAAGCAAAGAAAAAGAAACCGTCAACTACAGGGGATTTTGAATCTCCTAAAGTTGACGATTCTTCTGTAAAAATTACAGAGGGAAGTTTTACTATCGGACCAGGGCACAAAGGTGCTATGAAAGGTAGTAAGATTTATAATAAAGGAAAGAGTACAACTAATCCCAATGAAAGGGATGCGTTCTTAAAGAAATCTGGACCACAACTTCCTTTAGCTCAAAAGAAACCATCCACACAAATGGCTGGATATCAACCGGAAGGTGAGTTGATTGAGGAGACAGATATGAGATTCTGTCCTAAGTGTGAGAAGATGGAAGTTAGAGAAGAGTGTGCTTATGGTCCTGATTATTGGGATGCATTTGCTATTAAGAATGTCTCTCAGAAAGTAGAAGAGGGTCTTGTTAATGAATTTGTTGGTGGAAAACCTGGAGACGGATATATTGGTCACCCCAATCTAGATATTAAAAACCCACTTGCTAAGAAACAAGTTAAGGGTCCCACTGGCAATCAAGGACTTGCTGGCAAGCTTGGTGATAGAAAGATGAGAATTGATAAGATGACTAATCAAATGCTCAATCAATCTGTCGAGCATGAAGGTGAGAATATTGAAGAAAAGTCTGCTGCATGGCAACGCAGTGAAGGTAAGAATAAAAAAGGTGGTCTGAATGAAAAGGGCCGTAAGTCTTATGAGCGTGAGAATCCTGGCAGTGATCTCAAAGCACCTCAACCTGAAGGTGGTCCTAGAAAAAGATCCTTCTGCGCTCGTATGGGCGGCATGAAAGGTGCAATGAAGAAACCTAACGGTGAACCTACTCGTAAAGCTCTAGCACTAAGAAAGTGGAAATGCTGATAAAAGCTTTTGATGTATGGACAAGTGCCTCTAAATAACCGTATAATGGTATAGTATTGATACTTTCTTATGATAGGATTTTATCTACTAGTAGCATGTTTCGTTTTACTCATTGCCTATGGGGGCATAGAGGAAACGATGAAGCTAATCCATTATATTGATCTTACTATCAGATATGCATTTATAAAAGTAAGACTATATTTTATGAAAAGAAAGTTAGAAAAAGAATTGGGATTTTTTACCCGGAGGGACAACAATGTCTGATAATAAGGAGATGTCAAATCTAAAACTTGAGAGAAAAGAATGTCCTAAATGTGGTGCTACTTGGATCAATGGAAATCATATCTGGAGAGGAACTGCTAACGAAGGCAGTGAATTAGATCTTGCTGGTCTTGTCTGCAATAAACTAGGTGATGGCACTTGTATCAATCCATCGAAAGGAATAGAAGGTGGAACTACTTGGGAATATAGAGCGGGATTTATTGCTGGTGCAATTAAAGAGAAAAGAGAGTCTATGGAGAAGATGAGAGACTTCGGAGAGGAGATGGGTTTTTAGTTCTGAAACCCTAATAATTTTAGGAATAAACTACTAAGAATGTGCTAGATAGTACAGTTGCATAATACTCAATGAGAGCTATTTGTTTCTTTCTAGTTACATTCTTTTTTGCTATTCCTGCATGGGCAGTTGATGTCTCTATGGGTGCTGGTGGAAACTTAGTATTTGAACCGAATGAGATCACAATCTCTGCAGGTGACACAGTTCATTTTGTTAATGAGGCTCTACCTCCTCATAACATTATTGTCGAAGGTCGTGCGGATCTTTCAAGAGAAGCACTACTGTTTGCTCCTGGCGAATCACAAGATGTTGTATTTGCCGATAAAGGTGACTATAATTTCTTCTGTGGTCCTCACCAAGGTGCAGGCATGACAGGCGTAATTCATGTGGAGTAAATGTCCAAAAGTTACATAACAAAAGAACAATGTCAGGGGATGATCGATGACGCAATTCGTAGACACAACCGTAATGCTTCAATTATTTCTATGTGTGTTGGTTGGGTTGTTCTCGCTTTATTTGCTGAGGGTCTCCTTAGACTTATAGGCATAATACCACCACTATTACCTTGGTTAGAATTAAAGCTATGAGTGGATTATTCGGACACATATTACTGTGGATTTCAATCCCATTTGTATTATCGACAGTATTCTTCGCATTGTATCGGGGAGAAAATTTTTATTATGAAAGCGATGATTATGATGGAAATGGAACGGCACATTAAACTGCGTTATGATTTTGCTATGAGTGCATTCTCTAGAATGTTTGGCGTAAATCATGTAATGGCTTCAGATGATATTTCTAGATTCTGTAAAAAGTGGTCTGAGACTGAGAATGAAGAAGCACCTAATGGAACTATAAGTGAGATTAACTTTTACTTTTTAGACTTCTGGAAAACCTGGGGAGGGTATGTATGACCAGTGCAGCACTCAAGGCAGCACATTTTGCTGCTGCCACACTTAACAATCCTTTTGGAATTGGAGCATTAAGTCTTTTACTAATTATTGTACCTATTGTAGGGATGGATTTAGTACATAGATATGGATGGCAGCACTGGGAACCATTTAATAAACCTAGAAGGGTATCTAAATAATTATAAAGTCACTTGTTGTGATGAATAGATATCAAAAAGCAATACGATACACAAAACCACTTGTTAAAATTGATGAGAAGATTGCTTTTCTTAAAGAGAAGATGGTAACAGGCGGTATGTATTCTGTAGTGGATACATCCCCCGAAGTGCTTGAGGTTGGACCAACATTTGAGCCAGCACCTCTTGGTGATTTTTCTGACCTAAGTTCTTTTGTATGGGATAGTGCAGCTCAAGGAGATGGTACTCCGGGTGTTCTTCCAAATCTTAGTCAATTGCAGACTACAGATATTAATGGGGTTACCCAACCTAGATTAGAAATGCCTCAAATTGAAACCAGTGATGGCAGTAACTATAGTGGAACACCATATGCTATGGCATTTTCTGGTAGTATGGCATTGACTGGAACTTCTCTTGGGTATATTAATGAGAATGGGTATAACCATGTATATCAATTGAGTAATGTTTTTGGTGTAAGTTATAATGAGTTTGCTAGAAAATTTGCTCAAGCTTACTCAGAAGGAAATTTTACACAAAAAACAATTTACATGTGGTCGGGTATAGATTGTTTGCTTGGTCAGTGCAGAGGTGGTGCCGCATATTACCCACCTGGTACAAGTAATGTTGCACCCCATGCATCAAGAGTTTTATATGCGTATTCATTATTGATTCCAGTTGATGGGAGTGGGATTCCCAAAGGACATCCAGTAATGACTGATGTAGGTGTAAGATCGCAATCAAAAAGAGTCGCTTCGGTTATAAGTCGGGATGGTATTGGCGATCCAAGTTATTATCCTGGGGCAATTAAGGGGATGTTTGAGTCTCTAAAATCCGCAGTTGGTGATATTGGTATGAATATTGTAAATACTCTTAGTGATATGGAAAATGCAATTGGAGATGCTTTAGAATCCTCAGGTATATCAGATGTTTCTGGACCTATTGCAGATGCAGTGAGTGGAATTATTGATGGGATTGGATTGCTTGGTCAGACCCAAGAGGTATTGCAGAAAAATGCAGCAGAAGGAAATATTATACCAGCTAAATCCGGTGAGGTTCGTGCAACTATAGCGGATGGAGCTCCTGGTTCTGCATCTAATCCAATTCAAACTAAGTTATCACCTAGTTCTATGAATGCACTTAAAGATGCCGTAAACAATTATATTCCCACAGTTGATGGTACTAGTTTAAAAAACTACATTAATAAGTCTACATCAAGCAGTAGTAATCTTGGTTTAAAAGGAACTCATAATAATATTCAAGGTGTTGAAATTCGTGGAGATGATATTGTACTTAAAGATACTTATGGATTTGGAGATAGTGCAGACATTGCCAATAAACCAATAGTTAAACAAGTTGCTGGTGCAACTGAAATGCTTGTAAATGCTCTAGGTGGTAATGGATCAGAATGGAGTAAAGAGGTACAAACAATTTTCGATCAGTTAGGTCCTGTTGGAGCTCTTGCGTCTGGGGTAGCATCAGGTGGTCAAACCGCCAGTCTCCCAGGAAGAAAAGCTCCGGTAGTTCACTTTGAGACAGTTATCAAAGGTGGTGCAAAAAAGATGGGATCAAACTTCAATGTCAAAGAATCTACTCTGATTGAAAAGTGGAAAAGTAAAAATAAAAAACCCACGAATCAAAATAATATGGAATCTATATCTAAAGTTTTAGAAGCACTTCCCAAACCAATCAAAAGAGTATTGTTATTTGAGGTTACTTCTGCTTTAGAAATTGCAGCACTACCCCCAGATCAAAAGAAATATAAAGAGCAAGAAATAAAAAATCGAGCTACTAATGTTTATCATGATGCGTATGTTGATAATCAATTCCCAGAAAATGTAGAGCAGACTTCAAGAGTTAAAAAACTTTTGAAGAGAAATCTTGAACTGTCTGACCCCAAAACATTTAAAGATCCTAAACCAGTGATTACCTATGGTAAATTATTTGGTGGTGATCATAAGAATAAGCGTGTTAAAATTAAGGAGCATGGTGGGAAGTCTTTTAATAGATTTCTAATGAAAGAAAAACGGAAAGATACTTCTAGACTTAGGTGGTTAAAATCATGAATTTACTATTACAACCACATACTAATGTAAACGATCCTGTATGGTCAGTGATCTTTATGGTAGCACTTGCTCTCGCAGGGGCATTCTATTGTATCTACTATATACTAGGAGTTGATGAAAGAGAATCGAATGGGTGAGCAAAATAATACTGAAAAGAAATATGAAAGTGACATAACACGGTGGTGTAGAAGTGCTGTCTGTGGATCTGCTCCCTTTATCCCAGACTCTGAGTTTCAAGGCGAAAACTGCGAACTAACCTGCGATATAAAATTAAGATCATGAGTGTAATATTTGTATTTTCTTTTGTCTCATTGCTATGCTTTGCAATGCATATTACTTGGCCACTACCTTATAGAAAATAATGTCTTCAAATGAAATTTACTTAGGTAATCCTAACCTAAAAAAAGCAAATACTTCTGTAGAATTTTCCAAAGAAGATGTCAAAGAATATTTAAAATGTAAAGATGACCCAGTATATTTTGCAAAGAACTATGTAAAAATTGTTTCTCTGGATGAAGGTCTTGTACCTTTTAAGATGTGGGGATTTCAAGAAAAATTAATCCGCAACTTCCATGAGAAACGATTTAATATCTGTAAGATGCCAAGACAGACTGGTAAGTCTACAACTTGCGTATCTTATCTTTTACATTTCATTGTTTTTAACGATAGTGTCAATGTCGGTATACTTGCCAACAAAGCAGCAACAGCAAGAGAGCTTTTAAGTAGGTTACAAACTGCATACGAGAACTTGCCAAAGTGGATGCAACAGGGTATTCTATCCTGGAATAAAGGCAGCATGGAGCTAGAAAATGGCAGTAAGATATTGGCAGCATCTACATCTGCAAGTGCTGTCCGAGGTATGTCGTTTAACATCATCTTCCTCGATGAGTTTGCGTTCGTTCCAAATCATATTGCAGAGTCGTTCTTTGCCTCTGTTTATCCTACTATTACTTCTGGTAAAAGCACAAAGGTAATCATGGTTTCAACGCCTCACGGCATGAACCATTTTTACAGATACTGGCACGATGCACAGAGAGGGAAGAACGAATATACAGCTACAGAAGTTCACTGGTCTGAAGTCCCTGGTAGGGATGCAGCGTGGAAGGCACAAACCATTGCCAACACCTCAGACCAACAGTTTAAAGTTGAGTTTGAATGCGAATTCCTTGGATCCGTTGATACTCTTATTAGTGTTGCTAAATTAAGAAATCTTGTTTTTGACGACCCAATACAAAACAATGGAAAGGGACTCGTGGTATATGAAGAACCAAAGAAGGATCGTGATTATATCGTAACTGTTGACACTGCGCGTGGCATTGATCATGACTATTCGGCATTTGTAATTTTTGATATTTCAGAGTTCCCATATAAAACTGTAGCAAGATATAAGAATAATGAAATTAAGCCCATGCTATTCCCAAATATTATTTTGGATATGGCGAAAGCTTATAACAATGCTTATGTATTGGTTGAAGTTAATGATATTGGAGAACAGGTTTCATCAATTTTACAATACGATCTAGAATATGAGAATATGCTGATGTGCTCTATGAGAGGTAGAGCAGGTCAACAAGTAGGTACAGGTTTCAGTGGTAAGAAAACCCAACTGGGTGTCCGAATGACCGCTGCTGTAAAGAAGACTGGTTGCTCAAATCTAAAGGCATTAATAGAAGAAGATAAACTCGTAACCAGTGATTATGATATCATTGCAGAATTGACGACATTCATCCAGAAGAAACAGTCGTGGGAAGCGGAAGATGGATGCCACGATGACCTTGCAATGTGTTTAGTTATTTTTGCATGGTTAGTAGCTCAAGATTACTTCAGAGAGATGACGGACAATGATGTCCGCAAGAGAATCTATGAAGATCAGAAAGATCAGATCGAACAAGATATGGCACCTTTTGGATTTATCAGTGATGGATTAGATGATGAGACATTTGTTGAAGGTGGAGATAGGTGGACTGTAGATAAGGAGATGTCATCAACATATGGTGATATGTCTTACATGTGGGATTACAACTGATGGAAATAGATGATGAATTTGAATTAGGTCATCTATACCTTTCTGAGAGGAAATGTAGGACTTGCAATAAGATGAAAGATTTGATGAATGATTTTTATAGAACTCATAAAGATAGAGGAGATTCTCCATCAGCATATTCATATGAATGTAAGGATTGCACTATAAAAAGAGTAACTGAATCTAGAAAAACAAAGAAAAATAAACCAGACATACCATATTGTCCAGTTCCTAGAATAAAAGATGTATATCCAGACTGGTAGTATGTTCATGCATTGTTTCCCCACTCAAAAAGGTCTAAACTCTAAATATTAGTAGACAAAATTGGATTCTATTGGGAGTTAAAGATGCCGCTCAACCTAGCATCTCCTGGAATTGTCGTAAAGGAAGTTGACCTAACCCAAGGTAGAGTAGACCCCACTTCTACTCTAGCTGCAGGTATCGTAGCTCCCTTTGCAAAAGGACCAGTCGAGAAACCCACACTTATCGAAACCGAGGCGGATCTTCTAGAGACCTTCGGTTCACCATACAAAGACAGCAACCACTACGAATATTGGTTGACAGCTTCATCGTACCTAGCATATGGCGGCGTACTTCGCGTTGTTAGATCTAACGATACAGAGCTCAAGAACTCCTTTGTTGGTACTGCTAGCAGCGTCACGATTAAAAGCGTAGACGATTATATCAATAAAGGATATTCTGAAAACAACATTAGTAATGTTGTTCTTGCTGCTAGAAACCCTGGTTCCTGGGCAAATGGAATTAAGGTTGCCGTTCTAGACGGTCTTGCAGATCAAGTCATCACTGGTGTTGACACTAGTGCTGTTCTTGGATTTTCTTCTACTGCTAATGGCGGTCTTGCTGCTGTTGCCGGATACGAAAACGGTATTTCAGATATTGATCTGACTGTAGGTCTGGGTGTCACTCAGGCAGTACCTGCTGGAACAGTTGTTGCTGGTGTTGGCGCTACCTCACTGCTTGATGGATACCTTAAGGGTGTAATCACAGAAGTTGGTTCGGGTCAAGTTTCAGTCAAGCTTGTATCACATGTCAGTTCTGCTGGAACAGAAACTTCTGTTGAGTATACTCCTGGTGGAGTTTATGAATTCCAGAACACTGGTTCATTCTCACTGCATGTTCAGTCCAGTGTAGGTGCTTCTAAAAATGGTTGGGTATCAGGAACAGTTGCTTACGGTTCTAGTTTCGCATCCAGTGATTTCTTCACAGCTCTGACTGGTGCAGGTATTACTAGTGGAGATGCTCGTTGGACTGCAGCTGCAGCATATGACGGAGACATTGATTACACTGGTGCTACCGATTGGTTCGATAGTCAAACCATCACTCTTAGCAACGGATCTACAATTGCTTGGAACTCCCTTGCAGATAGACCCGGTACTTCTTCATTCGCTGCGGCTAGAAACGCCAAGAACGATGAAGTTCATGTTGCCCTAATTGACGATGCTGGTAAAATTACCGGTAACGCTGGTACACTTCTTGAGAAGTATATCTCAGCATCTAAAGCAAAAGATTCCGTATACTCTGCTGGTTCTTCTTCTTACTGGAGAAAACTTCTTGAAGTTGCTAGTCAGTATGCATTTGGTGGTGGAGCTCCTGCAGGTATTGTAACAACAGACCTGGATGCAGACTTTGATCCTAAGACTGATGTTGCATGGGATCAAGACACTGAGAATGTTTCTTTCGCTTCCATCGGAAACTATCAAGCATCATTTGCTAATGGTCTTAACTACGGCGGCAAAGCTGGAATCAATAGTACAGGTGCTCTTAGCGTAAGCGTAGGAGACCTTTCTAGTGGTTATGATCTTCTTGCAAATAAAGATGCATACGAGTTAGATTTCCTGATGATGGGATCTGCTGCTCACGGTAGAGAGGCATCACAAGCTCTTGCAAATAAACTAATTGCAGTCGCAGAACTTAGAAAAGATTGTGTTGCATGCATCTCTCCCCATAGACAAGCATTCCTTGCTACATCTGGAGATGGAGAAGACCTAACGCTAAGTTCCGATACTGTTACTTCCGCTGTAACTGCATTCTACTCTTCAGTATCCTCATCTTCTTACGCTATTCTTGATAGTGGTTATAAGTACATGTATGATCGCTTTAGTAAAGCGTTCCGTTATGTACCCCTTAATGGTGATATTGCTGGCCTTTGTGCTAGGAATGATATCAATAACTTCCCCTGGTTCTCGCCGGGTGGAACTACAAGAGGCGCAATCCTCAACGCTGTAAAATTAGCGTACACCCCCTCACAAGCTGAAAGAGATAAGTTATACTCCGCAAGAGTTAACCCTGTAATCTTCTCGCCCGGTGCTGGTATTGTCCTCTTCGGTGATAAGACAGCTCTTGGTAAATCCTCAGCATTCGACAGAATCAATGTCCGTCGTCTGTTTATTTACTTAGAGAAAGCAATCTCAGCCGCTGCAAGAGATCAACTCTTTGAGTTCAACGATGAGATTACGAGACTCAACTTCTTGAATATTGTTGAACCTTTCCTTCGCGATGTACAATCTAAGAGAGGTGTTACCGATTTCGTAGTAATTTGCGATGAGACAAATAACACTGCTGCGGTAATTGACAACAACGAATTTGTTGCTGACATCTTTATCAAACCTGCTAGGTCGATTAACTTCATCGGTCTGACATTCGTTGCTACCCGCACCGGAGTCAGTTTTGAAGAAGTTATTGGTCGAGTTTGATCGCCTTATACTAAACTCATAGGAGAACCCAAACAATGGCTATCAACCAACAAAATCCCCCAAAGACTTCAGACAGGACAATTGACAAGTTTAAGTCAAGACTGTCTGGTGGTATTGCAAGACCTAACCTCTTTGAGGTGGTCTTGGCATTTCCAGATGGAGTAGTAGATTCCTCAGTAAATGATCTTGATGCAAAAGCAAGATTTCTTGTGAAGGCAGCTGCTCTTCCCGCGTCAAACATTGCACCAATTAGTGTTCCTTTTAGAGGTCGTACTCTTAAGATCGCTGGTGACAGAACCTTTGACGAATGGACTATTACAGTTATTAACGACACGGACTTTGCAATCCGCTCTTCTTTTGAGAGATGGATGAATTCTATGTCGAAAGTATCTGATAATTCGGGTACTACTAATCCTGAAAGCTACACCAAAGATGCATATGTTTATCAATTAGGCAGATCTGCGGTTGCACCTAATTCTCAGGAATCGGATCAAAATCTTCCCGTTCTTAGAACCTATAAATTCTATAGTGTCTTCCCAACTAACATCTCACAGTTAGACCTATCTTACGATTCTGCAGACGCTGTTGAAGAGTTCACAGTTACTCTTCAAGTACAGTGGTGGGAATCTGCCGGAAATGGTGGAGATGTCGCTTGATAAATAGTCTTTGATATCAAAGACAAAATATTTAAAATGTCGAAACTCTTCGGATTTTCTATTGAAGATAATGAAAAGACCCCCAAGGGTGTAGTCAGTCCCATTCCCACTACAGGTGAGGGTGGGGCTGATTACTATATCCAAGGGGGTTTTTCTAGTCAAGTTGTAGATATTGAAGGTATCTATAAATCAGAGCATGAACTGATCAGAAGATATAGAGAGATGTCTCTCCACCCAGAGGTGGATAATGCGATCGAAGATGTTGTAAATGAAGCTATTGTTTCGGATCAAAATGATTCTCCAGTAGAGATTGATCTAGAAAATCTTAATGCGAGTGATGGTATTAAAAATATCATCCGCAAAGAATTTAAGCACATTAAAGATCTTTTAGACTTTGATCTCAAGTCTCATGAGATTTTTAGAAATTGGTATGTCGATGGTAGACTATACTACAATAAAGTAATTGACATTCAAAATCCAAAAGAAGGTATTCAAGAGCTTAGATATATTGACCCTCTCAAAATGCGCTATGTTCGTAAAGAGAAGAAAGGACCAAATGATAGAAATGATATTTTTACAAGTAGAGGCGAAAGAGAAGAGCAAAGAGTAGCCTTCCCTGAGATTGAAGAGTATTTCATGTATACTCCCAAACCTCAGTACCCAACAAATATTGCAGCTCCTGGCGGAAGCACCGCAATGAAGGGAGTAAAGATCACAAAAGATGCAATTACATATTGCACTTCTGGTCTTGTAGATAGAAACAAAGGATCAGGACTTTCTTATCTTCATAAGGCAATCAAGTCTCTCAATCAACTTAGAATGATTGAAGATTCTCTTGTCATCTATAGATTGTCACGCGCACCAGAGCGCCGTATTTTCTACATTGATGTTGGCAATCTTCCTAAGGTAAAAGCAGAGCAATACCTCCGTGAAGTAATGATGCGCTACCGTAATAAGTTGGTGTATGATTCCAACAGCGGTGAGATTCGTGACGACAAAAAAATGATGAGTATGCTGGAAGACTTCTGGCTTCCTCGCCGTGAGGGTGGTCGTGGCACAGAAATTACCACACTTCCTGGTGGTCAAAATCTTGGCGAACTTGCTGATATTGAATACTTCCAATCCAAACTCTATAGATCTTTAGGTGTGCCTGAATCTAGAATCGCTGGTTCTGGTGATGGTTTCAATCTCGGTCGTTCTTCTGAAATTTTAAGAGATGAACTAAAGTTCTCTAAGTTTGTTGGTCGTCTCCGTAAGCGTTTTAGTGCAATGTTTATGGATATGCTCAAGACACAACTACTCCTTAAGAATGTTGTTACTCCCTCAGATTGGGAAGTGATGTCTGAGCACATTCAGTTTGACTTCTTATATGATAATCACTTTGCAGAGCTTAAAGATAAAGAATTACTTGAAGGTCGTTTAGGACTTCTTGCAATGATTGAACCTTATGCAGGACGCTATTACTCTACCGAGTATATTCGGCGTCAAGTTCTGCGCCAAAGAGATCAAGAAATTGTTGAGATTGATCAACAAATTGAAGAAGAAATTGCGTCTGGAGTTCTCCCAGATCCAAATCAACAAATGCTTGAGATGGAAGCAGGAGACCCAATGCTACAGGGACAAGAAGACCCTAATGCATTGCCAGGTCAATCTCCGCAACCCCAATTACCAAAAGCATCAGAAGGGGAAATCTGATAAATAAGTTATATATCTGACTTATATCCATGGAAGAACTAGTAAATATGATTGCGACGGATTCGTCTGCTGTGAATATTAGTGACCAAATTAAAGATCTCCTTTACCAAAAAGCTGCCTCTAAAGTAGACGCTTTGCGTCAACCATCTGCAGCTAATTTATTTGGTGAACCATCTCAAGAAACCGAGGACCAAGAATAATGGCAAGAACCTTATTAAAGGGAGCAGAAATTGCTTGTCCGACAACAACTGGTGCCGCAACTAGTTTTACTCAAGCAACAGTTGTTCGTTTAGTAAATACTGCAGCAGCTACGGCAATCGTAAGTCTTGTCGAAACTCAAAGTGGAACTGCTATTGGTTCTATGACGATGGCAGCAGGTTCGGTTGAATTTTTGGAAAAACAACCAACGCAATGTGTGTTTGCTAGTGCCACAACAGTAAAAGGTGCAAAAGTAGGATTTACCGCATAAAAACAATGAAACTTATCACGGAAGAAATCGAACAGGTTGAAGTTATCGTTGAAGAACGCAAAGGCGTGAAATCAATGTATATTGAGGGAGTTTTCCTACAGGGTGACATCCAGAACCGCAATGGTCGGATGTATCCTATGGATACTCTCCGTAGGGAAGTCAGTCGTTACAACGAAAGTTTTGTCGGTAAAGGCAGAGCTCTTGGAGAACTTGGACATCCTGAAGGACCTACCCTCAACCTGGATCGCGTATCTCATAAAATTACATCTCTCAGAGAAGAGGGAACTAATTTTGTAGGTAAAGCTAAAATTCTCAACACCCCCATGGGTAAGATTGCACAAAATCTTATTGATGAAGGTGTCAAGTTGGGAGTTTCTTCCCGTGGTCTTGGAACTTTATCGGTAAATGAGAATGGTATTAAGATCGTTTCTAACGATTTTATGCTTGCAACTGCTGCTGATATTGTAGCAGACCCCTCCGCACCTGATGCATTTGTATCGGGAATCATGGAAGGAAAAGACTGGGTAATGGATGGTAGTATTGTCCGCGAAAAACTCGTGGAGAAGACATACAAGCAAATTAATACCCTAGTTGATGAAAGAGCATTGCAGGAGAACAAGTTGGCATTATTCAACAAGTTCCTGTCAAGTCTCTGATTTATAAATAAATATAGATTATATCTAGATAACGATCTAATCGGAGAGTTCACCAATGTCCGCTAAGGAATTACAAGAAATGGAAAATCCCGTAACAAGGGGTGCGAAAGGAGCTGAGGCTATGCCTAAGCTTTCTGATCCTGGAACTGGTTTGGCTGCTGTACAAGATCTTGGTGGGCCTACCCCCGAGAACTACAAAGCCGACGATGATTCAGCGAAACTCGCAGAACCCAAAGTTAAAACTGTTAAAGATGTCGTAAATCGTGGCGCTAAAGCTGCCGAACCAATGCAAAGTCTTTCTGCTGGCGATACCGTCGAAGTAGAAGGCGAGCAAGAAGTTGTAGCTGAAGATGAGTCCACGCAAGAGGAGGCAACTCCTTCTGTTGATATTGAAGAAGATCTTTCTGCCCTTTTTGGCGGCGAAGAACTTTCCGAAGAGTTTCAATTAAAAGCCCGCACAATCTTTGAGGCTGTAGTTACTGCTAAAGTAACCGAAGTCCAAGAAGAGATGGCTGCACAATACGAAGAGCAACTTACCGAACATCTTGAGTCTGTTAAGTCAGAACTCGTAGAGCGCGTCGATGCATACCTTGAGTATGTTTCTGAAGAGTGGATCTCCGAGAACAAGATTGAAGTTGAGCACGGTCTCAAGACCGAAATGACCGAATCGTTCCTGCAAGGAATGAGAGGTCTATTTGAAGATCATTATGTACACATCCCTGATGAGAAATATGATGTCTTGGAGAGTATGGTCTCCAAACTTGATGAAATGGAAGGCAGACTTAACGAACAGATCGAAGCTAACATTTCTCTTAACAAGCGCCTTGGCGAATCTACAGCTGATGGAATTTTCCGTGAAGTAACCGAGGGTCTTGCTGTAACACAAAGAGAGAAACTAATCGCATTGTCTGAAGGTGTTGAGTTTGAGGGTGAAGAATCTTATCGTGAGAAGCTGGTTACACTGAAGGAATCGTATTTCCCCGGTGAGCAAAAGTCAGTTTCTAACAAAGTGGAAACACTGTCTGAGGGCGTGACCTCAGAGACTGGTGTTGAGGCATCTGCTTCAATGACCCAGTATTTGAAAGCCCTTGGGATGAAGTAAAAAACTCCGCAAATTTAAACACTAAATCTAATGTACAATCAAGAATCATTAATGGAGAAGTGGGGTCCACTTCTCGACGCCGATGGAGTTGATCCTATTAAGGACTCACATCGCCGTGCTACAACTGCTGTTCTCCTTGAGAACCAAGAGCGTTTCCTCAAAGAGCAATCTGCTTTTGAAAGCGGCAATGGTATGCTCTCAGAAGCTGCTCCTACTAACAGCGGCAACGCTGTAGGTGCTTCTGGTGCTTTCAGTGGCGGTTCTACTGCTGCTGGTCCTACCGCCGGTTTCGATCCCGTTCTGATCAGCCTGATTCGCCGCTCGATGCCGAATCTGGTTGCTTATGAACTCGCTGGCGTTCAGCCGATGAACGGTCCTACAGGACTGATCTTCGCAATGCGTTCACGCTACACCAATCAGGCTGGTACTGAGTCGTTCTTCGACGAGCCAGATTCCGCATTCTCTGCCAACAAGGCAGGTACAAACATCGGTCAGGCAACACAAGGTGATTACACCTCTGCTGTTGATGACGACGGTACTGTTGGTTTCGGTTCTACTGGCGTTCAGCGTGGTACTAACCCCGCAATCCTCGAAGGCACTGCTTCCGACGCTGTACAATCTCAGTATTCACTGGGTCAAGGTATGGCTACTGGCGACTCTGAGGCACTCGGAGACGGCAGCAATGGCGACTTCAACGAGATGGCATTCTCGATCGAGAAAGTCACTGTTACCGCTAAGTCCCGTGCTCTGAAAGCAGAGTACAGCATGGAATTGGCACAAGACCTTCGTGCTATCCACGGTCTTAACGCTGAAGCAGAACTCGCTAACATCCTGTCTAGCGAAATCCTTGCTGAAATCAACCGCGAAGTTATTCGTACCATCTACAAAACTGCTGAAGCTGGTTCACAGGCAAATGTTGCCAACGCTGGTTTCTTCGACCTCGATGTTGACTCCAACGGTCGCTGGTCTGTTGAGAAGTTCAAAGGTCTTCTGTTTAACATCGAAAGAGATGCTAACAGAATCGCCCAAAGAACTCGTAGAGGGAAGGGTAACATCATCATGACATCTGCTGATGTTGCTTCCGCTCTGACGATGGCTGGTGTACTTGATTACACCCCTGCCCTTAACGCTAACCTTCAGGTTGACGACACCGGCAACACCTTCGCTGGTACTATCAACGGTAAGTACAGAGTCTACATCGACCCCTTCGCTGCTAACTCTGCTGCTAATCAGTACTATGTTGTTGGCTATAAGGGTACTAGCCCTTATGACGCTGGTCTCTTCTACTGTCCTTATGTTCCCCTCCAAATGGTTCGCGCCGTTGGTGAGAACAGCTTCCAGCCCAAAATTGGCTTCAAGACCCGCTACGGTCTTGTCTCCAACCCCTTCGCTGAAGGCACCGCTCAAGGTTTGGGTCGCATCACCTCTAACAGCAACCGCTACTATCAGCGTACTGTTGTTAAGAACCTCATGTGATTTATATCTCACATACTTAACACTGGGACCTCTTCGGAGGTCCTTTTTTTTGTCTAAATAAAAATAAAAATGTCCTTCCTCGGCAAGCAGATAGAAAACAAAAATTATCTGTCTCCTACGGGATTTAAATTCAATATTGTAAAAACTCCCAAAGTAGATTTCTTTTCTAACAGTGCAAAGATTCCTGGTATCCAATTAGGAAATGTAAAGGTTGGAAACTACTTGAAGTCTATTGACCTTCCTGGTGACAATATTCAATTTGAAGATCTCACTCTACAGTTTATTGTAGATGAAGATTTAGAAAATTATCTAGAAATTCATAACTGGATCTATGGTCTTGGATATCCTGAGAGTGTGGATGACTTTAAGACTTTAATTACAGCTGCAGACGGGTCTAAAGATACTAAAGAGCAGTTTAGTGATGGAACTCTAGCTATTTTAAATAGCAATTTCAATGTAAGTGCTAGGGTTAAATTTAGAGATTTGTTCCCAGTATCACTGAGTTCTCTCGAATTTACTGCCACCGAAACTGATTATACATACTTTACAGCAACAGTGATATTTAAGTATCTGTTCTACACTATTGAAGCTGCGACTTAACTTATGGATCTTGAGACTATACAAAGTATGTGGGAGAAAGACTCACAGATTGATCAAGACAACTTACATGATGAGGCAGCGAAGATTCCATCTCTTCATGCAAAATATTTTGATATCTACAACAATATAAAGTTGTTAAGAGAAAGAGCAACAACTTTAGAGAATAAGATTAAGTTAGAAAGACACTTGTATTATACGGGTAAATCAGATCCCAAGGTTTATGAGACCGATCCTTTTCCTTACAAAGTTAGGGAGAAAGATGCAGTACAAAGATATATGCTAGCTGATGAAAAAGTTCAGACAGCATCTTTAAAAATTAAATACTACGATGTCATGTTGACATACCTGGAAGATATTATCAAACAGGTAAGCAACAGGGGATATCTGATTAAAAATATTATCGATTGGCACAATTTTCGTGCGGGGTAACGATGACTAAGTTAGTCGTGTCCAAGAAGAATGAAGTCTTTTTAAAGATTGAATCTGAGCCTCATGTATATCAAGAATTATCTGATCACTTTTCATTTGATATTGAAGGTGCTAAGTACATGAATCAGTATCGTAAAAGATACTGGGATGGAAAAATTAGATTATTCTCAACACATACTAGAGAGTTGTATGTTGGATTATTAGATAAGTTGGTATCCTTTTGTAAAAGACAAGGATATGAATATGAATTTTGCGATAATAAATTCTATGGTACACCTTACGAAGAGAATGAATTTATCTCTAAAGAAGGAATCAAAGATTATATGCTGACTATTTGTAATCGTCAACCTCGTGATTATCAAGTAGAGGGAGTATTCGATGCTCTAAGACACAATAGAAGGTTAGTGATAAGCCCCACAGCCTCCGGCAAATCTTTGATGATTTACTCAATCGTGAGGTACTATACAGAGCGCAAACAAAATATCCTCCTAGTTGTTCCAACGACATCTCTGGTAGAGCAGATGCATAAGGACTTTGAGGAGTATGGATGGGATGCTTCTTCATATTGTCAAAAAATTTATGCAGGTAAGGAACGAGAGGCAAAATCACCTGTCGTAATAACAACCTGGCAATCTATCTATAAGTTGGAGAAAAGTTATTTTGAACGATTCAATGTCGTGATTGGCGATGAGGCTCATTTGTTTAAGGCAAAGTCTCTTACTAATATCATGACTAAGTTACATCAAGCAAAATATCGTTTTGGTTTTACTGGCACACTAGACGGAACACAAACTCATAAGTGGGTGCTAGAGGGATTGTTTGGACCATCTTACAAGTTAGTTCGTACCGAGGAACTAATGAACAAAGGGTATCTGGCAAAACTAAATGCTAAGATTCTTTTGTTAAAACATGATGAGAGAGTATTTGATTCATACTTAGAAGAAATTGATTACTTAATTTCTCACGACAAAAGAAATAAATTTATTAAAAATTTAAGCTTAGACTTAAAAGGAAATACTCTAGTACTCTTTGCAAGAGTTGAGGATCATGGAAGGGTTCTTTTTGATATGATAAATAAAAACATAGAAGAAAATCGGAAAGTCTTCTTTATCCATGGTGGAGTAGATGTTGAGGATAGAGAACTAGCCCGTTCCATTATTGAAACTGAAACCAACTCAATCATTGTTGCTTCTTACGGAACTTTTTCTACTGGAATTAATATTAAAAATCTACATAATGTAATATTTGCATCTCCATCTAAATCAAGAATTAGAAATTTACAATCGATTGGTAGAGTTCTTAGAAAAGGCACTAACAAATTTAGCGCAACACTTTATGATATTGCTGATGATTGTACTTTTCGTTCCAAAAGAAATTACACATTAAACCATCTCATTGAAAGAATTAAAATTTACAAAGAAGAAAAATTTAATTATGATATGGTAACTATCAACCTGAGGGAAAAGCATGAACGATGACTTTTACGCGAGTATCAAATTAGTATCTGGTGAAGAAATTTTTGCCATTACTTCTTCAGAAGACGACACTTTAATTTTACAAGATCCTGTCTGTATTGAAACAATACATGGACCAAGAGGCTCTTTTATAAGAGTTGAACCATGGATGCATGTTCCTAATGATCAATTTTATTTTATTGACAAGAGACAAATTATTACAATGACAGAAGTTGAGAGTGATAATGAAATGATTGATTATTATACAAATTATATAATTGACGCTGCTGAAGATAGAATGGGAATCAACACTAGATCTAGCGGCAAAGTAAAACCATCTGAAAAAATGGGATACAGAGGAAGCGTTAAGTCTGCAAAAGAAAAACTAGAACAGCTTCTACAGTTAGAGTGTGATCCTAGAGCAGGCATTGCAACTCATGCTTAAGCTTCAAAGCTAAGATACAGTGCTTCTGAACTTCGACAAAGTTATTCTACAGAGAAAAGCATAGTTTGTCAAGTTGTGCTATAATATAAACATGAACCTACAGCAGATATGCCTAAAAAAAGATCTGAACATTATGTAAATAATAAAGAATTGTTAGATGCGATGGTTGAATATCGCATCAAATCAAGACTTGCTAAAGAGAATGGAGATACTCCTCCACCTATTAGTAATTATTTGGGTGACTGTTTTCTTAAGATTGCTACGCACCTTTCATACAAACCTAACTTCGTGAACTATATGTTCCGAGAGGATATGATTGGTGATGGTATTGAGAATTGTGTACAATATATTCATAACTTCAATCCAGAGAAATCAACAAATCCTTTTGCATATTTTACTCAGATTATTTACTACGCATTTCTTCGTAGAATTCAGAAAGAAAAAAAGCAATTAGAAATTAAAACAAAAATTATTGAAAGAACTGGATATGATCAAGTAATGGTTATTGAAGATGGAGCTAACGGGTCTACAAGCGACTACAACACCATCAAAGATAACATTCAATACAGGACATCAAGATGAACGACAGAGAGCGTCTTACTAAGCAAGTAAAAGAATCCGACCCATGTCGAGATAATTCTGATAGGGGGTATTGGCGTAAAAGACTTCGTGATCTAGAACAAGGTAAAGTAAATGAAACTGACTCAAAATCTAATTGATGAAATAGCATGTGCCATGGACATGCGTAAAAAGAACGGTGATCCAGTATGGGATGATGGTGATGAAATTGCGATTGAGATAGCTGGTACATTTGCTGCAGATAAATTTATTGTTATTAAAAACAAAACTAAATCTCCAGTAATTTCATCCTTACCTATGGATAGAGAACACAAACCACATCATTTGAAATGAAAATTGGAATCATAACTGATCAGCACTTTGGTGCTCGTAAGGGCAGTAAATTGTTTCATGATTATTTTTTAAAATTTTATGATGAAACCTTTTTTCCTACTCTTCTTGCTGAGGGTATCACAACTATTATCGATATGGGAGATACTTTCGACAATCGTCGGAGCATTGACTTCTGGTCTCTCAAATGGGCTAAAGAGAATTACTACGATCGTCTCCGTGATATGGGGATCACTGTATACACTGTTGTGGGTAATCATACTGCCTACTACAAAAATAATAACTCAATTAATACAATCGATTTATTATTACGAGAGTATGATAACATCATCCCTATCACTGATTATGCAGAGCACTTGATTGGTGGTACAAAATTTGCATTTATCTCTTGGATTAATAAAGAGAATGAACAGCAAACTCTAAACCTTATTAATAAGAGCACTGCAAAAATTGCTGTTGGGCATTTAGAACTTAACGGGTTTGCTGCTTATCGTGGGTTCATGCAAGACCGTGGATATGAAGCAGAGTATTTGAGGAAATTTGATCGTGTATTTACTGGACACTATCACACTCGTAGTAACGATGGTCAAGTCTTTTATTTGGGAAATCCTTATGAATTGTATTGGAACGATGTTAACGACCCTAGAGGCTTCCATCTCTTTGATACTGAGACATACGATTTAGAACAGGTTGATAATCCCAATCATATGTTCTACAACATCTATTATGAAGATACTCCTCATCAGATGTTTAATGCTTCAGAATATGCCGGTAAAATCGTTAAAGTTATTGTTCGTAAAAAAACAAAACCAAAAGACTTTGAAAAGTTTATTGATAAACTGTATACTGTTGGTGTAGAAGAACTCAAAGTTATTGAAAACTTTGATTATAATCAAGGATGGTTACATGGAGAAGATTTAGATATTAGTGAAGAAGAGAATACGATGTCTATTTTAAATAGATGTATTGAAGATACTGAAACAGATATTGATAAGTCTAGAATTAAAACCCTATTCGGTTCTTTATACTCAAAAGCTTGTGAAGTTGAATAATGTTTTTATTGACTGAGAAAGATAAAAAGGAAGAAGGGGCATATGCCGTAAAAGATCGTAGAGGAAACAAGGTCCTTTTTATCTTTGAGGAAGAAGACGATGCAGTTAGATATGCACAGCAACTTGAAGAAGATCATGGAGTTGAAATGTCAACGATTGAGATTGAAGAAGACCTTGCAATAAAAGCCTGTGAGCTGTATAATTATAAGTATTCAGTGATTACCTCCCAAGACATCGTAATTCCACCTTCACAAGATGATAACATTTGAAAAAATTAGATGGAAGAATTTTTTATCTACTGGAGATCAGTGGACAGAAATTCAACTCAATAAGAGTTCCACTACATTGGTTATAGGTACAAACGGTGCTGGAAAATCTACAATGCTTGATGCATTATGTTTTGCACTATTCAATAAACCATATCGTAAGATTAACAAACCACAACTAGTTAATAGTTCCAATGAAAAGGGATGCTTAGTTGAGGTTGAGTTTTCTGTAGGACCTAAAAAGTATATGGTTCGTAGGGGCATCAAACCAAATGTGTTTGATGTTCTTGTTGATGGTGAAATGAAAAATAAAGAAGCTGATGACAGAGCAAATCAAAAGATTGTAGAAGATCAGATTCTTAAACTAAACTATAAATCTTTTACTCAGATTGTTATATTGGGTAGTAGTAACTTCGTGCCCTTCATGCAGTTGTCTCAGTCGCACCGTAGAGAGGTGATTGAGGACCTTCTTGACATTCGTATCTTCTCAGCTATGAACAACCTGCTGAAGGAGGATATTCGGCAGTCTAGAGAGGTTATTAAAAGTCTTACCCTAAAGAAGTCTAATATTAAAGATAAGATTTCAATGCAATCATCTTTCATTGAAGATCTAGAGACCAGGCACAAAGATAATATTGATAAGAACGAAAAAAAGGTAGAGAGACTCATTCAGGATGCTTTGGAAGCAGACGAAAATAATAAAAAACTTTCGTTACAGGTAGAATCTCTGCAGAATGAGTTAGGTAATTATAACAATGCAACTAAAAAACTTCGTGAGCTTGGTGGATTAAAAGGAAAGATATCTAATAAGGTAGCGACTATTACTAAAGAGCATAAGTTTTTCACAGAGAATACGGTATGCCCTACATGTACCCAATCTATCGAAGAAGATTTTAGAATAAATAAAATCAGTGACGCTCAATTTAAAGCAAAGGAACTCCAAGAAGGTTTCTTAAAACTGGAGGAGTCGATACGGATAGAAGAAGATAAAGAGCGTCACTTCAAAAAATTATCAACGGAGATTACTGAACTCACGCATGACATTTCTCAAAATAATGTTAGGATTTCTGGATTCCAGCGTCAAGTCAGAGATTTACAATCGGAAATTCAAACTCTTACCAGTCAGTTACAAAACAGAAATTCTGAACATGAGAAGTTAGATGGGTTTAAGGAAGATCTTCAAGTAGTATTTGAGAAACTTGCCGATAAAAACGAGGAAGTTAAATACAATGATTTTGCTTACTCCATGCTCAAGGACGGTGGAGTAAAGACAAAGATAATCAAAAAGTATCTTCCCCTTATTAATAAGCAAGTTAATCGGTATCTTCAGATGATGGACTTTTATGTCAACTTACATCTTGACGAAGAATTTGGAGAGACGATTCAAAGCCCGATCCATGACAAGTTTACTTATTCCTCGTTTTCTGAGGGGGAGAAAATGAGAATTGACTTGGCACTTCTCTTTGCTTGGAGGGAAGTTGCCAGGTTCAAAAACTCTGCTAATACAAATCTTTTAATTCTAGATGAAGTATTTGATAGCTCTCTTGATACTGTAGGTACGGATGAGTTTACTAAGATTATTAGATTCGTTATTCAAGATGCAAATACCTTTGTGATTTCTCATAAAGCAGACATGTTGGACAAATTTAATAATGTGGTAGAATTCTCTAAGAAAGGTGGGTTCTCCTACATGAGTGAAAAAACATCCGTTGAGGGATAGATTATGTACATTGTAAAAAACCTTTTATCCAAAGCTGATGTTGAACAAATATATGGGCACTTGATGGAATCTTCGAGTTGGAAAATTGGTGGTGCGTATGGTGGTGTTGATGATCCACTTACGCATTATCCAAGAACAGTGGCTATGGATAATAATGGTATGCATAGCCCGTTCTTATCTGGGTACTTTATTTGTTTGATGAGTGTTCTTCGTGATAGAGTACAAGAAGAGTATGGGTTTACTTTACCAGTTGGTGGACTAGGTGCGATTGGATTTAACGCACAAAGAAAAGGAAATATTTCTATATTCCATACAGATGGTGATTCTGAAGGTAAATATATTTGGAGCGTTGTTGGATTTCTTACTCCTCAATGGGACCCTTCATGGGGAGGTGAACTGCAAATAGAGGATCGTACTTATACTTTTGAGCCTGGAGATTTTGTTGTCTTTAGATCAAACGAACTTCATGACGCTCTTCCTATCAAAGTAGATACTCCTTTCTGGAGAGTTAGTGTTGCTTGTATGATGGGTAGGTAGACGCATTACAAACTGTCCACTAAAGACCTCTGGCTCCCACCAGGGGTTTTATAATGGATGCATACGAGAGAGGTCGCATGTTTCACGAGATCAAAGGCAAACTGGCACGATTGCTCGCTACTGAGAACCTAATTGTTGAGCATCGCGCTGTTGAGACTGCTCAGTTTGATGTAGTTCGTCGTGTACTAACTCTACCTAATTGGAAGATATCTTCGGTTGATGTATATGATCTCTTGGTATCTCATGAGGTTGGTCATGCTCTATTCACAGACCCTAGGAATTGGTCTGTAGAATTAGAATGGAGTGATGTACCTCAAACTTTTGTGAACATTACTGAAGATGCTCGCATTGAAAAGTTGATGAAGCGTAGGTATGCTGGTCTTTGTAAGACATTTTATCGTGGATATTCTGACCTTAATGATAGTGACTTCTTCGATATTGAAGGTGAGGATTTAGATAAGTTTTCTTTTGCTGATAGGATAAATTTGCATTTTAAACTGGGCACTCATGTCAATATTGAATTCTCTGAGAAAGAGATGGTAGTTGTTGATGCCGTTGAAAATGCTGAGACTTTTGATGACGCTTTGATGGCAGCAAAGCTTTTAAATGATTTTGTGAATGACGAACCTTCCACTCCAGAAATCCAACCACAAGTGGGAAATACTACTAGTGAAGTTGAGCAAGAAGGTATGACGCATGAAGAGATG